AGAAGTTCTCAAGCATAGCATTACTATCTTAGATGAGGAGCATCAGATATATGAGTATGCAAATCAATCGTTGCAGAGATTAGAAGATGTTATGCACGCAGAGATGAATACAATAAAGGTGCGAAGAGATGCGGGACTTTGTAAACCGGGCGAACTAATCAAGTGGAATATCAACTTTGGCATTGATTTTCTCGCAGGATATTTTGCTTCATTTAAACGTAAATCTGTTTACTGCGGAAAGGACTAACTTACAATGGAATTTAAACTAAACGAAATGCAGGGTGTTGCATCTGAAATGTTTCAAGAGTGGTTTTTACATCCGGAGAAACGAACTCGCCCGTGGTTTGAGATATCTGGTGCCGCCGGTACTGGAAAGACTACGGTTGTTAAACATATCATAGCTACATTGGGATTAACAGATAGTGAAGTTATCTTTATGGCGTTCGTTGGAAAAGCAGCACTTGCACTGCGACGGTCTGGTGTAAATGGACGCACCGTACATAGTGTTATCTATCGTGTCGCTAGACATTACAAACGAAATGCGGATGGAGTTCCAATTATGGAACACGGGATTCCGGTAATTGAAACGTCATTTGAGAAACTCGATGAATTACCTGCGAATGTCAAACTATTGGTAGTTGATGAAGGTGGTATGATTAGCCGGAATATGGCAGAAGACATCTTGTCATTTCAGATACCAACCTTGGTATTGGGTGATACCAACCAATTACCACCTGTTATTGGTGGTGGGTTCTTCTTAATAAATCCCGATGTAGTTTTAAATGAGATTATGCGGCAGTCAAAGGATAGTCCCATTATTGTCATTTCACAATTGGCAATCCATGGAGTACCGATTTCTTATGGGCAATATCAAAGTTCTGAATCGGGTGATGATAGTTCGGTAAGGATTATGCGGTTAGCTGATTTGACCGATGATGATTTGAGACAGTTCGATGTTGTGCTTTGCCCTACAAACGAATCCCGCGACCAGATTAACTGGTACTATCGTTCTAGGATTCGAGGAATTGACAGTCGAATTGTTACTGTAGGAGACCGATTGATATGTAGGCAAAACTGCTGGGGTACAACCCTGAATGATTCAAGTGTAGGGGTTGATATTGCACTTGTAAATGGGTTGGATGGATATGTAACTGGGGTAAATAAAAACCCCAAGAAAGGCTCAAAAGGACTGATGTCAATTGATTTTCGCCCATCCTTTTCCGACCATTCCTTTAAAGATATCCCAATTAACCCAACAGCGATTCTGGGTCCTTGTATGGCTACAAGAGATAAGAACCCGAAATTCCAAGGATATGTTTCCTTTGAATTGGGTGATTGTGTCACTTGTCATTTGGCACAAGGCTCACAATATCCGAGCGTTTTAGTATTACCCGGAAGCACGGCTTGTAGTAACAGCGATTTTAGTAGACGTTGGTTATACACGGCAATCACAAGAGCGCAGAAACATCTTACCATAGCGCTCTAGGAAATTACAACCACAATAAAGTAAACCGGGTGATGGCAATCCGGTTTGTGAATGTTGTTTGCCGATGTGTCAACGCATTTGCAAGTTTTTCCTTAATTTCTTTTTCAGAACGTCTCCACCGGGGAGACGGGAAATCCTCCTACAGCAGTTATATACTAAACAACAGTCACGAGACGAGAAGAGAGACCGACACAGTGTTTGTCTCTCTTCTCATCATTGATACAAAAAAGATTAAGTAGGAACGAATGATAGACATTCTTCCTACTTAATGTATTCTTTATACGGGTTCCAAATCAAAGATGTCATCCGTAATCATATCTTTATCCATCAATGGATTCTTATGCATGGATCTTCCCCGACTGTTGAATAACATATCCGCATTTGCACCCTCCATATCAGAATCTAAGCTTATGATACCAAGTGGTTTCGCAAGTAAGATATCATCCCGTAAACTAAACTCATTATCCATCTGGAATGGTTGATTGAAGTACGTGAGTTTGGTTGAAGGGCGATAACGTTCCTTTAACCGGTTGAACGACAGATACAAGACACCCGTATCTCGTTTTCGCTCTAAATTCAAACCAATCGTCATATCCGGGTTCTCCATAACTTCAAATGCAGAACCAACGTTTTCACCACCAACGAACCGACCCAAATCTGCTTTGTTGTCTCTCGCCCCTGCATTGATAGTTGCTAATGCAGAACGATTAAACTGATGCGCAGATGCAACTGGTATTTGATAATCAATCGCTATCTGGCGTAATTCGTTTGTGATGTTCTTTAACATTTCCTTTTCGTCTCTGGCTTTCTGGTGTGGTAAGATACGCTTTATGTAGTCGAAACTTAACATGATAATCTCTTTGCCAGTCATTTCGATTTCGTCAATGATGTCTCGGATATCATCCGTGGTAATACTCATGTTCGGACGATATGCAAATAAGATACCAATATCATCATTTCCGACAATCTTCTTCTCTTTCAGTTTCGCTACAATATCACTTGGTTTACTCCGTTCCACATCCGTATTCTCAACTGCCATGTTCCATACACGAGCAAACGACTCGTCAATGGTATTCTCCATGGTCAGATATAAGATATACGGTTTTGCACCTTCGTGTTTTGGTTTAAAGGTCTTCGCATTGTATTTTGCACAGTCCAATACGATTTTTAATAGCATGGCGGATTTGTATCCACCCGTTACGCCCAAGAAGACGTATAACTTACCCGGACGAAATCCGGGTGATAACATTTCGTTTAACATTTGAATACCAGTAATGATGATAGAGGAGCGGTCACCCAATCGAGCAACAATATCCGAAACCCGCTCCTCTACGTTCGGGTCATTAAAGTCTAACATACCGGTATTCCATACAGTGCTTATCTTTCGTCGAGCGCCCAGATAATCTCTTATCCATTCAAGTATCTTTGCATTTGCTTCTGCATACGTTACAAACTCGCCGTCCTTGACTCGTTCCAATAAGCTTTCCAATGCCTCGGTTCGGTTAATCAATGCACCATGGATGAGTCTATCTTCGACAAAGTTTGTGATAAATTCAATCTCTTTATAGTTGAGTGACCGATACCGGTCTAAATTCTTTAAGATTTCATCGACTGCCGGATTCTCGAAATCCGGTGTACAATATTCAAGTATAATCGCATCGTCTTCATACCGTTTGTCCAGTCGTGCATCCAATGCTTTGAGTATGAATTTCACCCGTTCCATAACTACGGGTCGATTTGCATACGGTTCGTAATTACACTGTTTCAATAGTTTTTGCACATTACGCAAATTAAGGTTGTTGATTGATTTGCTTTTCTTGAAAACATAACCAATCAGTTTGTTTAACATTGAAACATCCCATCGGATGTTCAATGGTTCCTGTACAGGTTCAAGTACATCCACCGGGATTACTCCTTCCTACTTTTTATCCGGTTGTCTTTCGGTTGAATGACTTCCAGAATGTTTTCTAAAGAAATGTTAGTGCCGACTTTCTTTTTGATAAATGCCGCAATCTTTGCTTCGTCCTGCATGGACTTATCATAAAGATACGGACGTTCCTCAAGCAATCGGCTCTCTTTCTCTTCCATAGACAATTCAGATTGTTCCTCGTCCTTATCTACATTCATAATCTTTAATAAGAGTTTTACATTTGGGATATTTCCAAATGATGCTAAGACGAAATCCCGCATTACGATAAACGAATCAAGCGACGGGTCAATCGTTACGACCAGTCTTGTTTTATCTGCGGTATCTTTTACTTTATTGATACGACTTAAAAGTTTACTCTTTAAATCCTCTAAGTCATAATCTTTCTTAATTGAGAATGCAACAGTTGGTAAGATAGGAGCATATTCATTCTTCACATAATCTTCCATTGCAAGTTTCGTTGTGGTATCATAAGTGACATAGTAGAACCCACAAACCCCGGTCTTATCAAATTCCCAACGACTTACGGTACCAATGGACTTAAACCGATTATCAATTCCTGCGGCAACGTTATAATGGAAATGTCCGAAATAAGAATAGTTTGCAATCTTGCATAACTCATCGGCTTTGAATACCGTCGCCGCAGAATGCTTATCCATCTCAGGCGTTCCCTTTCTCATATACCACATGACATCCGTCGGTCCATGACCAAAGATAAAGTCGTAGTGCTTTTCAAAGTACGGTTTGTAGTAAGCCATACTATCCACCACGTATTCTTCCGGAAGATAGAGAATCTTGATATCCAAAATCTCTTCTTCTGAAACTTCCTGATAGAAACGAATCCTATCAGAACAAATCAACTGATTAAAAATAATCTCAAGTGTTTCCAACTGGTTTGCATCATGTGTTCTGGTACCCTCGATGAATCGAAACTGGGTACCATACGGTTCGGTTATCTTAAGTAGTTCTTTCATAATTGAAAAGAATACTTTGATTGTATCTGAGGAGAAATACTCCTTCATATCGAAGGTATCCCCAGCCACAACAAACAAATCCAATTGCTTGGATTCTCTCAGTTTGTGTTCTACCATCCGAAGTAGTTCTGACTGAAAGCGATATGGGTCAGTTGCACCCAAATGCCAATCAGCAGATACTATTAAGGATACGACCTTGTGGTTCATACCTTCATCTCCTTTGAAGTAATTCCTTAAGTTCTTTTAAATTCTTCTTGATACGGTCTTTGACCAGTTCAATCAACTGGTCACAATCGCAGTCAGTTATATGCTTCACATCAATTACCCCCTTATTCGTAACTTCGCAATCTCCTCTGGAGTTTTGTTCAAGAAATAATATATATCTCGTAACTTGTTAAATACTTGGCGCTCTCGCCAGCAGTCTATC